CGCGACCGTCTCCGCGTGCCGCACTGCCGTATCGCCGTAGTCACCCGAGCTCGGGAAGCAAGTCACGACGCGCGGCGAGTGGCGAATGGCGTTGTAGGCTGAGAACAATGCGCAATCGTCAGCATGAGGCTCGAACAACACGCACTGCTCGCGGATGCCCTCGACGAAGAACACGTGCGGCTCCGGCCCGTGCTGCGCCTGCCGCAATGGGTCGCTCCCGGTCTCGGCGGTGCAGTCGTGGACAGTGAAGCCGGCGGACTCAAGCTCAACCCTGGCCATGGCGGGGCCGGTCATCGTCACAGCCGGCTCCGAGCCATTCCAGCCAAGGGGATAGGTCCGAGACTCCTCGTGCTCGGTGTTGTCCTCCGTGATACGAAGGATGCCGCCTGGTTTCAGCACCCGCGCGCACTCGCGCATAACCATCGGCCAGAGCGCGCGCTCGACGTACATCAGCGAATGGGAGATGGTGATGCCATCTACAGACGCATCGGCGAAGTCCCGAAGCCCATCCTCAAAGCGCCAGCCCAAGGACTTGTCGAGGTTCACGCAGCCCGGCATCGGGTGCCACGAGGCAGCATCGGGATTGCCGCAGCCGAGATTCAGCAACAAGGGTGACGGCTGCCCCGGCCGGCAGTAGTCCTTGGCCTTCGTTGCATTCCTCCCGCCGCGGCGCTTCTTGTACGTGGCGAGGATGGCAGGCGTGTAGCGGCAGCGCGCCTCACGCGCGAGCGCCCACCAGAAGTGCCAGTCCTCGGGCGCCTTGTCCTCGGGAAAGCGAATCTGCCAAGCACCTCCGATACCACCAGCGAACCCCGACAGCGCCGACTTCCGCACCAGCGGCGCATGCACGGGAATGAAGTTCGCCACGGACAGCCACGGCTCGAGCCACCCATTCAACCTCTTGCGAGCGTAGTCGTAGCGCTCACTCGCCAGTTGCACCTTGCCGCCGACGTCCTCGATGCGGGTATCGCAGAGCACCCACCCGGCATTGGCGTCCATCAGAGCCAGTTGCAGTTCGCCCTTCGTCGGCTCGATAGTGTCGTCCGCATCGAGGAACATGAGGAATTCCCCATGCGCGGCATCGATGCCAAGGTTGCGAGCATGGGCGACGCCTCGATGCTCAGTGCGGATGCAGGTAACGCGGTCGTCAGGAATCGCAGCCAGCACAGCCTGCGTGTTGTCCGTGGAACCGTCGTCAATGACGACGACTTCCACCGGCACCGTCTGAGCGAGCGCGCTGCGCACCGCGTCCGCCACATAGGCGGCGTGGTTGTACGAGGGGATGATGACGCTTATCACTTCCGCTCCATCGGGAATCCCAAGGGACGGGGGTTAGGGTCGTTTACGTAGGCAAGCCATTCGTCGGCGTTCATCGAACGTCCGGTGTCGCGCGCGAGCTCGCCGCGCTTCCAGAGGTGTCCCGTCTCAGGGTCACGGACAGACAGCGCGTCCGGCATGCCGAAGCGAGGGAACCAGTCATCCCACCACGCGGCAATGGTCGGAGCCTTCGCGCGGTTCGCGGCCTGACGTGCGCGGCCTTCGTCGGCGTAGGCTTTGGCTCGAGCAGCGGGGTCCACTAGCGGACTCCGAAGATGGCAGCGGCTACGGGGTCGCGCACCACGAAGAACGGCACGCGCACCACCGACGGCGCATGCGAGAGCGCGCGACCCTTGTCCCGGGTGCGTCGCTTGCGCTCGTTCCGGCAGGCGCGGCAGCACGTGGTGTCGCCGTTGCGCATGACGTTGCGGCCCGTCATGGCGTGGCCTTTGGCGCAGAGCTTCATTCGCGGCCCTTGGCGTCGAACTGCTTGCGCAGGTTCTTGAACACGTCTCCGGGCGGCTCGTATCGCGGGGCCGTCAAGGCAAGGCGATGCGGCCCGCGGCGCACGAACTGGCGGCACAGGCTCACGAATTCCGGCTGCGTTGGCGGGAATGGCTTGCCCTCGGTCCGCAGGCTCTGCAAAGCGAGGTGGATGCCCTCGGCGTCGATGCCGTGGAGAGCCGCGGCCCACGAAGCCTTGACGTCAACGATGTTCGTGTCAGCCCACAGGTCGAGCCAGTGCTTGCCGTACATGGCAAGCAACTCGGCGAAGAGCCGGTCGATGCCGCGCTCAGGCGATCCGCTGCGATTCGCCGGTAATGTCGGTGGGTTCTTCATGGTCGTCCCTCGTGGTCCCGTACATCGCCGCCGCGGTGGCAGCGCGCTTCTCGTGGATGCTCGTGGCCTTGTCCGGCCAGCCGCCGACAGGCTCAAGGCGCAAGTGCCCGTTGCGAATCGCGTTCTGCACAATCGTCTCGGGGTCGGCATGGCCTCGCAGTTGAGCGAGCTGTAAGCGCTCGCCCTGCGGCGTCATGGGCTTGCCCCTGTTGGCCAGGTGTGCTCGCCAATCGGCCCAAGTGGCCGTGGTGAGTGTGCCGGGCAAGATCGCGGCCACAGTCGTCGGAACTTCTCTCAATCCGGTACCGGAGGGTATTGGTTCTGGTTCTTGGTTCTGGTTAGCTTTCGGCTGGGTTCCTTCTGGGATACCCAGACCTAACCCAGCAGGAACCGGATTGGTTATTCCTGGGTTTCTCGGACGACCGCCGCGCTTGCCGTTCTCGCGCGCCGTGTCTGCCTTGGCGGCGTACTTGGCAAGCTCTTCATCGCATCGGTCGTGGCGGTAGCCGGCCTCGGTCTTGGTGAAGTACTTGGCGAGCACCGAATCGACGGCCTCGCGGTCAGCCCTGCCCTTGCACCGGAGCTCGTCGTAGACATCAGGCTTGAGCGGCAGCGGACCCTCGTGGTCGTAGTACCAGTCGATCGCGCGCCGATAGGCTCCGTCCTGGGACATCGACAGCCCCAAGGTTTTCTTGAGGTAGTCTCCGACGTTGTGCGGGTAGTAGTTCACGCCGCAAACAATCCTTGCTGCGCGGTAGCCCCTAACAGGTTCTCGCACGCCTGCCGCCAGTACGTCTCTTTGAGCTCGACGCCAATGAACCGCCGTCCGTGCCTCAACGCCTCGTAGCCCTCACTCCCAATGCCCATGAAAGGGGACAGAACGACGTCGTCCGGGTTACTCCACATCACCAGGGCCCGGTCGATCACATCAAGCTGCAGCGGGCATAGATGCTTCTCGTCATGCTCAGACCGTGCCGCCTTGGCGTTGAGCACGTTGGTCTGATTCACGGTCATCCATACCGGTGATGCCCACTCCTGCCACTGGTCCAGCGGGAAGTTGTCAGGCGTGTGCCGAATCGGATCGGCGTTCTCGCCAGGCTTGACGAACGTCATCAAGTAGTCCGGCATACCGCCGCGACTTTTGGCGCTGTCAGACTGCAGTTGCTTGTAGAGCAGTCCGACGTGCTTGGTGCGCGTCATTTCCACCACCGGGCATTTCCAGATCGTGCGGCGCGAGTGGAGAATCCATCCAGCCTCTTGGTGCAGGCGGATGATCTGGCCGGAGAAATCTTTGATCCCGACGTGCCCATCCTTCCACTTCGTCAGCGGCAGGTCGCTGCAATGCACAGCAGTGAGACGGCCCGGTTTCGTAACGCGGAACTTCTCTGCGATCAAGTAGGCGTAGTGGTCGTAGAACTCTTCATCGCTCGCGCTGTTGCCCATATCACACTCGGAATCCGAGTAGACGAACAACGACGCGAACGGCGGCGAGTACACGGAAAAGTCGATGCTGGCGTCGGGCAGTTGCTGCACCACGGAGACGCAATCTCCGTGGTATGCCGCCCAGCGCTCGCCGTGCTGCTCGTTCAGGCAGCGGATAACCATGCTGGCAACCTCCCTTGATGCACCGGGTTGTAGTGGACGCGCGTGTGTGACGTTTTGCCGATGTTGCGGAGCATCGCTGCACGCATCGCCACCTTCATGCTCGCGTGATCGTCGGCTTTGCGATCGATGACGGAACCGATGGATTCCTCGCCTTGGGCAATGGCGATGTGCACTTGAACCTCGCGCTTTTGCCCGAACCGCCAGAAGCGACGGACGGCCTGATACCAGGCTTCGTAGCTGAACGTCCGCCCGACGAATACCGTGTGGGCGCACTGCTGCCAGTTCAGGCCGAATCCGCAGATAGACGGCTTGGTGACGATGACCCGCGCCGAACCATCGGCGAATCTCGCAAGGGCCGATTCCTTCGCCTCAATGGTCATTGAACCGCGAACCTCCACGACGCCATGCACGCCGCGCAGGCGTTCGATCACGGCATCGCCTTCATAGTCCGTATCCACCCACACCACCCACGGCTCGGCATTGCTGGTAACCAGTTGCGCAGCAATTCCAGCGCGCTCGCCGGCCGTCTGCCGCTTCACGTTATGCATCGACGTGGCGGATACAACGTCAAGGGCGAACAGGTCGCCGTCAGGCGCTTTCAGCTTGGAATCGACCTGATGCCGATGCACGCGCATCGGCGGAAGGATGAACCCATCGTCGGAGTCGCCCAAGTCGGATGGCATTGCAGCCATGCGGCACCACGAAGCCATCCAGTCCCAAAACGCCGTGACGCCATGGCGCTTGATGCGCCAGTTATGAGATGCGGTATTGGTGTCGTTGATAAAGAAGCGCGACAGCATTTCCGCGCTCGTCATGACCCCGCAGAACATGGCGTGCTGGCCAAGCTCCATGTGATCGTTAGGCGCCGGCGTTGCCGTGGCAGAGAGCCGGAACCGATGCCCTGCGAAAGCTGCGATCAGGTCGCGCGAGGTACGCCCAGAGAAGTTCTTGAGAATGGACGACTCGTCCAAGGACGCGGCCCCGAAGTAGTCAGGGTCGATACGATCCAGCCGATCATAGTTGCAGATGTTGATGCCGTCGCTGGCCTCCGACTGGTCCCGGATCACGCGGACGTCATAGCCGAACCGCACGCCTTCCGACGCGAATTGCGGCGCCACGGCAAGAGGCGCGAGGATCAGGGCCCGGCCGTTGGTAGCGTTCCGGGCGTGCTCGGCCCATTCGAGCTCGCATAGCGTCTTGCCAAGCCCGGTGTCCAGGAACAGCCCGCCGCTCCCCATGCGCAGCAGGAACCGCACGCATTCGGCCTGATACGGGAACAGGTGAGCGGCGAGGTCGTCCACCACGATCCCGTGCTCGCGAACAGAGGGGCGCTTGCCCTGCAGGAAATCGGCGTATTGGCTCACAGGCAGAGGTCCATCTGCGCCGGCGCGAGGCGCAGCGGGTGGGCGTTGGATCCGGTGATGGCGCAGCGGCGCCGTGGGCCTTCGGAGACCATGAAGAGCTTGACCAACTCGTTGGTGCGGCCGCACACAGAGGCGACGCGCATCCCCATGCAGTGGGCGAGCTCGGCGCGCGTGAAGTCTCTGTGGCAGTGCTTGGCGAGGTACGCGACGATCGCCATCTGCTGCTGGCCGAGCTTCGGGCCGAGCGCGTAGAACGCGGCGACGCTGGTGTCGGCGACCTGCGTCCTCACGCTGCCTCCAGGTCATACGGAATCGCCCGCAGCCGCACGTGCCCGAGGCGGTCGTCGTCCACCGTGACCAAGAGCTCGCGCATGTAGGTCATGGCGTCCGATTCGACGTACTGGCAGCGCACCAAGGCGTCGTTCAGGGTCTTGAGCGTGTTGTCCATGTCGCGCGCTCGAGCATCCGGCGGCGACATGTGGACGTGCAGGCGGTAGCGTCCTTTCACCCGGGCGCGGTGCGCGCAGAGGGCCGCGACGCTATCGCGGTAGGCGATGACCTCGGGGCGCAGGTAGTGCACGCCTTGGGCATGCCGAACGGCACTGTTGCCAGTCGGAGGCCATGGGAGGGTGAGCGGGCCGGACGCTATCGGACCGATTGTGCGTGCACCGTCCGGGCGTGTACGTACGGGCGTAACTCCGCGACTAAGGGTTACTTGCGCACCGGCACAGGCATCGGAGGATTCCGGGGGAATGTCCGGCCCACTCGTTGAAACTATCTCGCCGCCGCGCTGCCACCTGGCGCGCTTGGCCGCGTCGTCCTGCCATTGCTGTTCGGTCCAGCGGGTCACGCCGCGATCCGTCCTTCAATCGCAGCCTTGGCGTATTCCCGTTGTTGCTGGTGGTACGCCCTGACCTTGCGCATGCGCTCGCGGTTGCTGACAGCGTTGGCAGCCTTCATGCATACCTTGCACGCGGACTGAGGCGCGCCGTTGGTGCGGGCGTAGAAGTCGGACAGCGGCTTGGGCTCGCCGCAGCGCGTGCAGGGTTTGGAGAGGAGCATCAGGCGGCGCCCCACGTCTTGGTGAGGTCTGCGAGCGTTTGCGGGGCAGTGCGTGTGTCGATGCCTGCGCGCTCAAGCGCTTTCAAGCGGCGTTCCTCGCGATACGCGCGCGAGCAATCGCGGCAGTACGAGCCCGAGGACGGCGGGAAGCCGCTCAACGGTCGCGTTGACTTGCACCGTGAGCAGCGGCGCCTTGGACCGCTCATGCGACCCTCAATCGTTCGATCTGCGGCCCGATGCGGTCCGTCAGCTTCTTGGCTTCGAGGTACTGGCGCAGCAGCGCCGCGAGTTCATCTTCCTTGGCGAGATCGAAGCGCACCTCGTTGCACGCGGCCTCGTACGCTTTCCAGTCTCGCCACCACTTGGCAGTGGCCCGTTCCCGCCGCTCGCGCGTAGCCTGCTTGCGCTCCAGCTTCCGCACGGCCGCATCTAGCTCGCGGACCGTTCTGGCGCCCTTCGCGGCAGGCTTGCGCTTCGGCGGGAAGTTGCCGCCCTCGGTGAACGAGACGGAGACCTTGCTCGGCAGCTTGGCGGGCTTGCGCGCGCTCATGCGGCCTTCGCGCCTTCGGGTTGGCGACGGTAGAGGTCAGGGCGGAGGTCTTCGCGCGGCACTCCGGTCAACGCTTCGAACGCAACGACGTGCTTTGAGGGGACTTGCCCGCGGACGCGCCATTGCCGGACACCCTCCTCGGTCATTTCCAGGGCTTTGGCTACCGCGCCAATGCCGCCGCCGGCCTCGATCGCCTTCTGTATGAGTTCGGATTCGGGGGACATGCCGCCAAATCTACCAACAAACTGTTGGGGCGGTCAACAACATTCTGTAGGGGTGACGACGCAAGGTTTTGTTGGCAGGCTCACGCTCGTGGCTGCCAACGACGAACCCATCGACCCGAAGGCCCCTTATGCCGCGTTCGCGCGTCGGCTTGAGGCGGCTATGCGGGCGTCCGGGGTGTCCGCAAGCGCCATACAACAGGAGTGCAAGGTAGCCGAAGAGACCGTAAGACTCTGGAGGAGGGGCGAGCGGATGCCGAGGGACAAGAACCTTAAGACGATCGCCATGATGGTCGACGTCGACGAGGCCATGTTGCGCTATGGGATCAAGAAGGGTGAAACGCCAACCCTCTCCCAAAGGGACTTATATACATGACTACCGCGCTCCATAAAAATCAACTGATTACCGCAATGTCGGGCGCGTTCGTCGGAGTGGAACTCTTTACCTTCTCCATGCAGACGCTAACGGCGGGAACTGGGACTGCTTCACAGTCCAAATACACATCCGCGTCCGGCGGAAGGTCGGCGAGCAGTTTTATCAATTGGCGGACGGTCATGCGGACCCTTTGGCGATCTTCTTCGCGCGGCGCGCTCGCTTGCGGGCGGGCGCAGATTTC